GAAAAGAGTAATGATGCTTCTGTTACAATTACAACTTGGCAATCTGTTTATAAACTTGAAAGATCTTTCTTTGAAGAGTATAACGTTGTAATTGGAGATGAAGCTCACCTTTTTAAAAGTAAATCTTTAATATCTATAATGACAAAATTGCACCATGCAAAGTATAGATTTGGATTTACTGGAACTCTTGACGGAACACAAACTCATAAGTGGGTGTTAGAAGGTCTCTTTGGTCCATCATATAAAGTTACCAAAACTGATGAGTTGATGCGTCAAGGTCACTTATCTCAATTAGATATTCAGTGTTTGGTTCTCAAACACGATCCGCAAGTATTTCCAACATATGAAGATGAGATACAATATCTTATCTCTCATGAGAAAAGAAATAGATTTATCAGAAACCTAACTTTAGATTTAAAAGGTAATACACTAGTGTTGTATAGCCGAGTAGAATCTCATGGTGCAATACTTTACGACATGATAAATACTAGCAAAGAGGATGCTAGGAAAGCATTTTTTATTCACGGAGGAGTAGACGCTGAAGAGAGGGAGTTGGTAAGAGAGATAACCGAAAGAGAAAACAACGCAATTATTGTTGCCTCTTATGGAACTTTTTCTACTGGTATCAACATTAAAAACCTCCATAACGTTATCTTCGCATCTCCATCAAAATCAAGAGTCAGAAATTTACAATCAATTGGAAGAGTTCTTAGAAAAGGAAAAGATAAAGCTAAAGCAGTCCTCTATGACATCTCTGACGATTGCACTCATAAGTCAAGACGAAACTACACTTTAAACCATCTCATTGAAAGAATTAAAATATACAACGAAGAGAATTTTAACTATGAGATAATCACTATTCAATTAAAAACATGATAGAAGAAGATTTTTACGCAACAATCAAATTTAAATCTGGAGAAGAGGTTTATGCTAAAGTAGCAGCCTCTGAAGAAGATACAAGAACAATGCTCCTTGTATCAAATCCAATCACTATTGCTGAAGTTAAAACTAGAGCAGGTGTTGCTGGATACAAAGTAGAACCCTGGTTGAAAACAACTAGAGAAGATTTGTTTATTATTAATCTAGATGATGTATTAACAATATCTGAGTCTTCTGATCTTGAGATGATATCGATATATCAAAGATACATACAAGACTCTGATAGAGCAAAGTCAGGTCGTCCCAAGATTACTAGAGAAATGGGATATATATCTACTGTTAGAGATGCTAAAGATATATTAGAAAAGCTTTATGAGAGTAGCTAACTTATGAACCTCTACAAAGGTTATTGTACAGTTATTTTATAGGTGTGTCAAGCTTGCTATTATTGATTGGAAATGTTATACTATCTACATAATAGTGATAACGAACCCTTATGATAAGACCAGGAACTATGGCAAAGCGTAAAAGGTCAGAACACTATGTTAATAATAAAGAATTTTTAGCAGCACTTACTCATTACCAGAGCGAAGTTGAAATTACCTTTATTAGAAAGTTTGGTAGAGAACCCACCAAAAATGACAGAGGGACACGCTGGGATACAAAGCCTCCCATCCCAAGATATATCGGTGAGTGTTTTTTAAAGATTGCAAATCATCTATCATTCAAACCAAACTTTGTTAACTACATGTTCAAGGAGGATATGATCTCTGATGGAATCGAAAATTGCGTTCAATACATTCATAATTTTAATCCTCAGAAATCCCAAAATCCTTTTGCTTACTTTACGCAGATCATTCATTATGCGTTTCTCCGCAGGATTCAAAGAGAGAAGCGTCAGTTAGAAATTAAAAACAAGATCCTTGAAAGATCTGGATACGATCAAGTATTCTATGATGATGGGGTTGACGGAATCAATTCTGCTGATTATAATAGTATCAAAGACGCTGTGCATTCCAAACTTCGTTATTGATGAAAATTGCTATTATCACGGATCAGCACTTCGGGGCAAGAAAAAATTCAAAACTTTTTCATGACTATTTCCTGAAGTTTTATAATGAAGTATTTTTTCCTACTTTAGAGAAAGAAGGTATCACCACAGTCATTGACATGGGAGATACTTTTGATAGTCGTAAGGGTATTGACTTCTCTGCTCTGTCTTGGGCTAAAAACAACTATTATGATAGACTTCGTGATATGGGAGTGACAGTTCATACTGTCGTTGGTAATCATACTGCATATTACAAGAATACAAATGAAGTCAATGCTGTAGACTTACTTTTACGTGAGTATGGCAATGTAATTGTTTACTCTGAAGCAACTGAGGTAAAGGTTGATAATCTTGATGTTCTCTTTGTTCCTTGGATTAACCAAGACAATGAGGAACAGACTCTAAAGTTGATTGATAAAACATCTTGTGCTGTTGCCATGGGTCACTTGGAGTTAATTGGATTCCGAGTTCACCGTGGTTATGTTATGGATCATGGTGCAGATGCTAAGGTTTTTGATAAGTTTGATCGTGTATATTCGGGACACTATCACACAAGAAGTGACAACGGAAAAATTTATTATCTAGGTAATCCTTATGAGATGTTCTGGAATGACTGTAAGGATACCAGAGGATTTCACATTTTTGATACTGAAACCTTAGAGCACGTTCCTGTCAATAATCCTAACCGATTGTTCTATATAATTTACTATGAGGATGATGATTATCAAACTTTTGATGCTCGTGAATACAAGGACAAGATTGTAAAAGTTATTGTTCGTAAAAAGACAGACCCTAAAAAGTTTGAAAAATTTGTAGATAAGTTGTATAATGTAGGAGTATTTGAACTCAAAGTTGTAGAGAACTTCCAAGTAGAAGAAAACGAAAACTTTGAAGCATTTGAATCCGAAGACACTCTCTCTATCTTAAACAGATATATTGAAGAGTCTGAAATTACTCTGGAAAAATCTATAGTCCAGAGAGTCATCCAAGAGGTCTATCAAGAAGCATGTGAGTTGGTTTGATGTACATTCTTACAATCAATGGCCAAGAAACTGAAGGAGCATATTCCGTAGAGAATGATGATGGAGATCAAATCCTTTATCTCTTTGAAGAGGAAGATGATGCCTGTCGATATGCCATGATGCTTGAAGAAGAACAATATCCAGAAATGCATGTGATTGAAGTTGACGACGAAATGATGATTACTGTGTGTGAAGCCAAAGGGTATGAATACACCGTTATCACAAAGAATGACATTGTAATTCCTCCAGTAACTGCTGAAAATGATTTTATTTGAGAAAGTTCGTTGGAAAAATTTTCTTTCAACCGGCAATCAGTATACAGAAGTTAATTTCCAAAAGAGTGCAACTACTTTAATTGTGGGCACAAATGGAACAGGTAAGAGCACAGTTCTTGATGCTCTTACTTTTTCTTTGTTTGGAAAACCATTCCGTAAGATCAATAAACCTCAGTTGGTGAATATAATCAATGAAAAAGATTGTAGAGTTGAGGTTGACTTTTCTATCGGCACAACAAGCTGGAAAGTTGTTCGTGGTATCAAACCAGCAGTGTTTGAGATTTGGAGAAATGATTCTCTGCTAGATCAATCTGCAGCTGCTTTAGATCAGCAGAAGTGGTTGGAGCAAAATGTTCTGAAGATGAACTATAAGTCTTTCACTCAGATTGTAATTTTGGGTAGTAGCACTTTTGTTCCGTTCATGCAATTGACTGCTACCAATCGACGTGAGGTAATTGAAGATCTCTTGGATATTAAGATCTTTACTTCAATGAATAATATTCTCAAAGACAAGATTCGTCATGTAAAAGAAGAAGTTAGAACTCTTGATCTTAAGAAAGAGTCTCTGAGTGACAAAGTTGAGATGCAGACAAACTTCATTGAAGAGATTGAGAATCGTGGTAAGAAGAATATTCAAGACAGAAAAACTAAAATCTCTAATTTAGATGAAGAGATTCTTTTATACATGAAAGAGAACTCTTTTACTGAGGAAGATATTTTTAAGTATACTAAAGAGCAAGAATGCGTTACTGGATCTACAGAAAAGTTAAAGAAGTTAGGTAACTTAAAGGGCAAGATTTCTCAAAAAGTATTAACCATTACGAAGGAACATAAATTTTTTACTGAAAATTCGGTCTGCCCTACCTGTACACAACCAATTGAGGAAGACTTCAGAATAAATAAAATTGACGACGCACAATCTAGAGCCCAGGAGTTGCAATCTGGTTATAACGAACTAGAAGAAGCAATTAAAAACGAACAAGAGCGAGAGCGTCAATTTACTGCCCTATCAAAGGAGATTACTAAACTCAATAATGGCATTTCTCAAAACAATACTCGGATATCTGGATGTCAACGACAGATCAGAGATCTGGAGTCGGAAGTTCAAAGACTTACCGACAACCTTGCAAACAGAAATACTGAACATGAGAAATTAGAAACCTTCAAAGACAATCTAAAAACTACATACGACGAATTAGTTTCAAAAAAAGACACAATTAACTACTACGATTTTTCGTATAGTCTACTCAAAGACGGTGGAGTCAAATCTAAAATCATCAAGAAGTATCTACCGCTGATAAATCAGCAAGTAAACCGTTATCTACAGATGATGGACTTCTACATAAACTTTACTCTTGATGATGAGTTTAACGAAACCGTCCAATCACCGATACATGAAGACTTTTCATATGCTTCTTTTAGTGAAGGTGAGAAACAGAGAATTGACTTAGCACTTCTATTCACTTGGAGAGAAGTTGCAAAATTCAAAAACTCTGTTGCTACAAATCTTATGATTTTGGATGAAGTATTTGATAGTTCACTTGATGGCCAAGGGACAGAAGAATTCTTAAAAATTATTCGGTTCGTAGTTAAGGATGCAAATATCTTCATCATCTCTCATAAGAGTGGGATGGATGATCGATTTGAAGATGTGATACGATTTGAAAAAATTAAAGGATTTAGTAGGATGGTAAAATGATTGGTATTGTTGGTAATGGATTTGTTGGAAATGCAGTCTACCAAAACTTTAGAGACAAGGTAACTACTAAAGTTTACGATGTAGATAAAAATAAATCTTTTAATACTCTTTTAGAAGTATTGGAGTGTGATTATATTTTTGTCTGTCTTCCAACCCCAATGAAGTCTGGTGGTGAATGTGACTTGACAATTTTGGATGATTTTTTTGAATCAGTTCCAGATTACATAGCAGGCACTTTAATTATTAAATCTACAGTTCCAGTTGGAACAACTAGAAAGTATTCCGAACGTCATAATGTAATTCATAATCCAGAGTTCCTAACAGCAAGAAATGCGGTTCAAGATTTTGCTAACTCTGAGAGAAATGTGATTGGTGGAGATATTGAACTTTGTAGAGACTTTGCAAAAATCTTCTCTAAATGTTTTCCAAAAATTAATAATATCTTAGTCTCCTCTGATGAAAGTGAGGCTATTAAATATTTTTCTAATACATTTCTTGCATGTAAAGTAGCATACTTTAATAAGATGTATGACTTTTGCGTAGCATCTGGTATGGACTATGATATGGTATGTGATGCAGTAATTGCTGATAGTAGGATTGGAAGATCTCACACTCAAGTCCCTGGTATTGACAATGATCGTGGATTTGGTGGAACTTGTTTCCCCAAAGATCTTAACTCCCTGGTAGTCCAAATGGAATCTAAAGGTGTCAATGCAGACATGCTGAAAGAAGTCTGGAAATACAATGAACAAATTAGAAAAGTAATTGATTGGCCTATAACATGAAAGTATTAGTCACTGGACATAGAGGATTTATTGGAAGATATGTCTTTGCTGATTGGAGAGATCAGGTAGGATATCTTGCTCACGGACTTGATCGTCCCGATGATATCTCAGAATTTAAAGGTGGAGATTATGATCTTGTCATACATCTCGCAGCATGGGCAGACATTCGTGAGAGTCTGGAAAAACCAGAAGAATATTATAATAATAATGTAGTCAAAGCAAAACCTATTTTTGATTGGTGTGGTGAGACTAATACTCGTCTTTTGTATGCATCTTCAAGTGCTGTTGATGATAAGTATTGGGAAAATCCATATGCCATGAGCAAGTGGGTTAATGAACAGATGGCACCACCAAATTCTGTGGGAATGAGGTTTACTACAGTCTATGGCCCGGATGTTCGTCCCAATATGATGTATGGACTTCTTAGAGATAAAAAGGCAACATATGTCACTAATCATAAGAGAGATTGGATTCATGTAAAAGATGTGTGTCGTGCCATTAGGTATCTTGCTTCAAGTGATATTACTGGAGTGGTCCCTATTGGATATGGTGAATCTGTCCCAGTTAAAAAACTGGCAGAAAAGTTTGGTCAAGGTGATCTGCCAGTCAAAGAGATTACACCTGGAGAAGCAATTGATAATATTGCTGATATCTCTATCTTGACTAGTATTGGATGGTTTCCTACAATAAATATTCTGGATACTGTTTCAACCGATGACAACGCCTAACTGGCAACATCACTCCAAGAAGGAGCAGAAAAGAAAACTAAAACCACAAGCGATGAGAGCTAGGCGTGAAGCATTGCGCCAGTTTAAAAAGCAGCACATGGGTCGTCGTAAAGGCGATCTTTTGTTGTATTGTGGCTACATACCGAACATAACCCATGGCAGTCTCTCACGAAATCAAATCTCAACTCGCCAAACTGCTTGCTACTGAGGATTTGGTGGTTGAGCACAAAAGAGTTAAGACTGCTCAGTTTAATGTGCATACTCGTGTGTTGACTCTTCCTATGTGGGAGAAGGCAAGTAATACTGTATATGATCTTTTGGTTGGACATGAAGTTGGCCATGCACTCTACACACCCGACGAGGATCCTCCTAAAGGAATTCCTCATCAGTTTGTGAATGTGGTTGAGGACTGTCGTATTGAAAAATTGATGAAGCGTAGGTATATGGGTCTTGCTAAGACTTTCTTTCGTGGATATCAAGAGTTGAATGATGAAGATTTTTTTGAAATTCAAGGTGAAGATTTAGACACTTATAATCTTGCTGATAAAATTAACATCAATGCTAAGGTTGGTAATTTTGTGCAGGTTAAATTTTCTGAAAAAGAAAGGGAAATTGTTGACTTGATTAATGCTTGTGAAACTTTTGCAGATGTTGCTATCGCAGCAGAAACTCTTTATCAATTTTGTAAACAGGAAAAAGATGGAGATCAAAAAATAAAAGATCTTGATCAACTTGATAACCTTCCTCCTATCCCTAAAGATGAATCATCTCCCGATTTAGGATCCAGTCAAGGTGATAGGGAAATGACGCATGAGGAGATGCAGGAAGAAGCAGAGCGACGGGAGGAAGAAAATAAGCAGACTGATAGTGTTTCGTCGGAAATGGATTATGATGATGCGCCAGATGTTCGCACCGCAGATTCTCTTGAAAATAAACTTCAGGATTTAGTTGGGTGGGGTACATGTGAAAACAATTATGTTGAAATTCCTAAAATCAATCTTGATACTGTTGTAGTTAATAACTCTGAGATTCATGATTATATTGATGAGTGGTTTAGTTTTCAGAAGGAGAAGTATTCTGCACAGAATCCCTATGAAAAAGTTGATACTGAGTTTAGAGTATTCAAACAGACGGCTCAAAAGGAAGTAAATTATCTTGTCAAAGAATTTGAATGTCGCAAATCTGCAGACTCCTATGCTCGTGCTACTACTAGTAGGACTGGAGTTCTTGATACTAGTAAACTACACACTTATCGATATAATGAAGACTTGTTCAAGAAAGTAACCACTCTTCCTGATGGCAAAAATCATGGCCTTTTATTTGTTTTAGACTGGTCTGGATCAATGCAATATACTATAAAAGATACCTGCAAACAATTGTTCAATCTTGTTTGGTTTTGTAAGAAGGTTGGAATTCCGTTTAATGTGTATGCATTCACTGGGGAGTGGAAAAGGAATGACTTTGATAAACTTTTAGAACAGCATACTATTACAGATGTAAAACCACACTATAAAAAAGTAGAAGGTCTCCTTTCTGTTCATGAAAGATTCTCTATGATGAATATGATTACTAGTGAAATGTCTGGCAAGAATATTGAAAAGCAACTTCTCAACGTTTGGAGACTTGCATGTGCTTTTGAAAATTCTTGGTCATGTGGTTATACTTATCCTCCAAGGGTGACACTTTCAGGGACACCTTTAAATGAAGCAATCATTTCTCTTCATCAAATTATTCCACACTTTCAAAAGATGCATAGACTTCAAAAAGTTCATTGTATTGTCTTGACAGACGGTGAAGCAAATACAGTTCCATATCATGTTATAGTTGAACGTGGCCCTAATGCAGAACCTTACATGGGATGTCGTAGGGTTAATCCTGAGGCAACTTTCCTTCGTGACCGTAAATTGGGAGTCACTTATAAGTTTGGATACTCTTATTCTGAGTTTACTGATGTTCTTTTGAAAAACTTGAAAGATCATTTCCCTAATACTAGTTTCATTGGTATTCGTGTTCTTGAAGGTAGAGACATTAATCGATTCCTTAATCTCTATTTTGATCCTCTTAAGGACTCTAACTATTTTGAGAAAAAAGAAAAGATTCAGAATGAGTGGAAAAAAACAAAAAGTTTTTCTCTAAAAAATTCTGGATATGATGTTTACTTTGGCATTTCTTCTAGCGTTTTGTCATCAGATTCTGAATTTGAAGTGGAAGAAGATGCAACAAAGGCAAAAATTAAATCTGCCTTTGTAAAATCTTTAAAGACAAAGAAACTAAATAAAAAGGTTCTTGGAGAATTTATTTCTCTGGTTGCATGACGATGAATTGGAAGGAAATAGCACTTCAATGTGAGAGCGATCCTAAAATAAGAAAAGTTCTTAAGGAAGGCCCAAAGAGTCTTGCTCAAGCATGGATGCTTCAAGCACTCAAATTCAAATATAGACGGTTTGAGAAGTGACTAGTGGGAGGTTCAAAACCTCCCTTTTTCGTCTATAATAACTAAAGTTCAAACAAAGCAAATGGGTCTGTCTAAAAGCGGTATCATCAGTTCACTTCAAGATCTTTATGGTGTTGAGTTCACTGCTGCTGATGTCCGTGCATGGTGCAACATGAACGACTGTGCATACCAAACCGTTACTAACAAACTCACCGATTATAAAGTTGGTCGTGGTAAATGGAACTTAGAAGTAACGAAAAAAACAGTCAAAGAACTAGAAGTATCTTATAGTGCTCCTGCGGCTATGCCTGCTATTGAACAAAATCTTATTCCCCCGAAAGATGATACCTTCGTCCGCTTTGGTAACTTCCCTGATATTAAAAAAATTATTAAGTCCGATATTTTTTATCCTACGTTCATTACGGGTCTTTCTGGAAACGGTAAAACGCTCAGTGTTGAACAAGCTTGCGCCCAACTTGGACGTGAACTCATCCGCGTAAACATTACTATTGAAACTGATGAAGATGACCTCATTGGCGGTTTTCGCCTTGTTGATGGCAATAC